GGACCATGTCAGTCGTGGGTAGGCTGAAGTAGCCATAGTGGTTGAACACATGTTGTGTGCAGTCGGTCACTAAAGACGTGGGCCTCTCACCACCTCTGAACTCAGGTGGTGGCACCTGTCTACTAACTTGCAGCTCAACCCCGCCATCTAAGTAGGTGCTAGTCTTAGCTAACTTAGTCACCAGCCAGGCCGGGATGGTGTTGGGTAGTGTTGGAACGTGCGCTAACAGCTTCTCAGGGTCTTCACCAACTCCTGGAAGTCCTCGAGCGTTCACTCTAGCCTCCACTCCGAAGGGTGTGTTGTAGGTGTTGCTCTTGTCTGCTAGCCCCTGAGCCAGCTGTAGGTAGGCTAAGACAACACCCTCATCACCAGCTACTCTAGGGTAGTTGCCTATGCTGTGAATGAGGTCAAAGCCAGCTCTAGCCATCATGTGCTCTCTTCCTGCAGCTAGCGCAACCCAAACTACACGGATTGTGAGCCTGAGGTCACGCGGAGTGATCATCTTAGGCCATTGTTCCGACGTGCGGTCTAAGTCAACAAGCTTGTGTTGCAGTGCCCACAGTGACAGCGGGTTGTGCGCGGCAATCTTGAGAGTCACTTCACTTTTGTTGTCTACGTCCTCCGTCCTGTCAAGTGTTGTTGCTCCCATAGGGTTCACAAAGATTGCAGATGACTTGACGCCACAGGCCCCGTCTGGGTCGGTGACAGCACACAACTTGTGTACACGCGCAAAAGCACGCTGCGCGTTGACCAGCAGGCCGGCCGTCTCTGACCCTGAGCCGGCTAGCGTGTCCGCCCACCACCTGTAGAGCTGTTGAGCCCACTTTGGCTCGAACGTGTCAATGGCGTCTTCCTCTACCAGTGCACTGTCCGTGAGTTCATCTCCTAGCGTCACGCAGAACTCATGTAGCCAAGTGTTCCTTTCGAAGGGGTCGCCTATTGGTGCGTCCTCAAGGCCTTGCTCCTTAGCCTTTTGACGTTCCAGGGCCTCAACATCCTTTAGGTACATTGGCTGCTTAGCCTCAGCACCTTGATGGCCTCCCTTCTTCTTGTTCTTGTCCTTCTTGTCATCCTTCTTCTCTTCCATGGCTCCGGTCTCTTCTTTTGACTCCTCATCTTCCTCGTCATTCTTGATGATGAAGTCAAAGAGACCATCATTGTCTACTAAGTCTACCTCCAGATCCCATGGTGCATTGTAGACATGCACAACCCTGGCCCTAGACTCTCGCGAGTTCCCGAACATAGCGACGTAGAACGCCGCAAAGCGGTTGGCGTTGCTATGGAACTGGTCCATCTCACAGTACCTGTCATAGCTCGTGCCTATCCATCCGGTTGATGTCCAGACTGCAAAGGCTTGTGGTGCCAACCAACTTCTTTGGAAGGTCTTGGTGTGAAAGAAGACTGTCATAGGAACAACCTCTTTGTGGACGGAGTAGCACCCGAACGCTATGCGTGATCCAAGTCTAGTCATTAGTAGGCCGAGCGAAGTGCCCTTCCCGTGCTCAAGCGCATGTGATGTTGCTGTGATGGCGTGCCCGTACGCCTTTGCAGTCCATCTAGCTGTTCTCATGCGCTCGTCGTAGACTTTAGACTCAAGTGCTGACTCGACTGCGGCCTGCTCCGTGAGCACGCTTCCCACTAGGGCTTGTGGTTGGGCGTGCATTGCCGAGTCTTCCTGTGGTGTGCCTTCAAGATGCCACTCGTAGACACCATCTTCGTCTGCCACTAGTTCGTACCCTAGCCCCTGACTGATCCCTGACCAGTCTCTACTTGTGGGGTTGGCAATGTAGTTGGAGATGATGGCTGCTGTGACGGGGTGAAAGCTCCCCGAGCCCTGGATCGTCAGGCCGTGGATGCCGCTTGCGCGCACGACCTGACTAGCCTCTTTGTTCTGGTTGGCTGTACCAGTTGGTTGATC